ATGACCACCCATCCGTCTGTGTAAAGCAATGCGTCATAGAAGTAATACCTGGATGCAGATGAACTGTTGCTGACTGCCTGGAACTTCACAACACCATTCCTGAAATTGCTGAACTCATAGTTCAAAGCCCAGAACCCTTCACCAAGGTCAACTGACCTGACGTTCACAGGATTGGCAAGGTCAACCACATAAAGCCATCTGCCGTTGTACCCCCTTAAAAGGCACTTGCCGTTGTTGATGATTCCGCTGTTCATCCCGCCTGCCAGTGAACAGGATGTCACCTGCACCGTGACAGCATCAGACAGTTCAAAGGACAGGTCTGACAGCTTCACCTTCCTGTACACAAAGGAACCGTTGCCTGACGTGTTCTGATTCACCCACACGATATAGGCATAACCGTCATAACCGTTCCTGATCCACGGTCTTGGATCACTGCTTGCGTCCATTGTGGTAGACTCAATGTCAAAGCTGATCTGTGTGACAGCTTCAGGATAATCCGCCCTGTCAGCAGCATCACTGACTTTCCACTTATTCATTGGCAGGTATTCCTTGTACACCGTCATGTTGTAAGTGTAGGTGTAAACCCTTCTGTTGCTGTCATACACAGAACTGTAACTGTACCCATCACCGCCTATGAAGTACATGGTCTGTGTATCCACATCATAGTGAAGGGGATACAGTGTTGACCCCCTGTCACCGTTCAGCCGTCTGACATTATGAAATGACTGGTTGTACCAGTAACCTTCAAAAGGCCTGCACCCTGTGTCACCGCTGAACTGATTCAGCGTCAGTGCAAGTGACCTGATGCTTCCATTGGCCTGTGAAGTGTTGAAGTCCCACACTGACTGATAACCTGTTGCCAGTTCCTTGGATTCTGACGCATTCTTTGAACCCATCCTTGGATTATCGCCGTTTGTCCCCTGACCTGCACATGCAATCAGATGTGCTTCATTGGGAAAAAAGATGTTGTCTTCACTTTCCGTCAATTCACCATCAAACAGCATCAGGCCACCAAGGGCACCTGTTGCCAAGGGCATGATGCCGTCATTGGCAACCCTGTTTGCACCCTGCCAGTTTGGGATGATGTAGTCCAGGGCTTTGGTGACCATGTTGTCCTGTTCATACCGTTCAGTGAACCCTGAATTGTGATTGTGAATGTCAATCTGTACATGTCCTTTCAGCATTTTCAACCTACCTTTCCACCATAGCAGTCTATTGAATACAGGCTTGCATTCACTTCCAAGACCGCCCTGATCTGCACACTTGTTCCATATGCCCACGCTGAAGCCGGGACTGCTGCCAGTTCTGTGTCAGTCATGGAAGCACCTTCAATCCACGTCCTGTTGGTTGCGGAATATGCAAGCCAATGGGAACCGCCGTCAAACGATGCATAGAACACCGCATTGCTGCAATATGCTTCCACTTTGGTCACACCTGTCACAGGCACCGTCACAACGTCCAGCGCATCACCGCCAACTGCCGAACCGTCACCGATCCACCCAACCGTGTTGTTATAGGTGCATCTGGTAACCACACGCCCCTGGTTGACGTATGGCGTGAAGACCATGACATTCCCTGTGGCTGTCACGCTGTCCCTGATCCGCTTGAACATGCCCATGAAGTTCAGCACATGCAGCCTGTCCTGACTGGTTGCTTTGGCAGGAATGTGTGTGGACAGTTCAGCACTATCCTGAACACCCCTGAACATAGGATAGAAGTGAATCGGATGAACGTTGTCTTCAGCCCTGATGATTCCATCCCATTCACTGTCACCTGCAAGCCCTTCACCCGCAATGACACCAAGGATGTCATATTTCCCCATGGACACCTGACCGCCTGCCATTGTCAGCCACACATCCCATTCATGAATCTGTGCAGCCACGGCCTGAAGGTCATAGTGCAGTGACAGGATGTGCCGTCCATCCTGCCATGTTTCCACAGGGACACGCTGTTCTATTTCTTCACCGTTCAGGTAATAGGTCACAGTGCACACTGCATCATTTTCAATCCATGCACCTTCTTCCCCTTCTTCAGTGGTTTCAACGTCAACAAGGATTTCCATTTCAATCTGACAGTGTGTTTTCTTTTCCACAATGAACCGGATCAGCATGACAGACTTGCTTTCACCGTCAGCCACAACCACAGGTTCAACATTGTTGAACACCGTGTACTGCATCCCTTCATGTTCCTTCTGTGACATCAGGCCAACAATGTTCTTGTCCGTCTTGCTTTTCGCATTGGCAAGTGCAGGATTCTTCCCCACGCCTGTCATGGAATACTTGCCATGGTAGTTGAACACATACTTGGTCATGCAGAACAGCTTGTCTTCATCACCAAGGCCACCGGGGAAAGAAAACACGTCCATCAGGTCATAGACCGGGAACCCGATCAGGTCAGCCGTGAAAGGCACATAGTTGATCTGCTGCAAAGCAGACAGAACAGCCCTTCTTTGACCTGCCTTTGCTTCTTCCACACCGTACTGAAGAAATGGATTGCTGCCAAGGTTATAGGTCAGGCCGTCATCCACTTCCAGTCCATAATAGCTTGTGGTCTTTTCCGCAATGTTCACACAGGAAATGCCTGTGTACCTGGTTGTGAAGTCAGAAAATGCACAGCCCTTGAACCTGTGTGTTTCATCTATGGTGTCCACCACCGTCTGGTTGTAGGCCTTGAAGATGATCTTTCCTTCACGGTCTGCCATGACGTTGCAGCCAACCGTCTGTGCCACCCATGAAATGAAGTCCCGCCACGTTTCAATGTCATTTTCCGTCAGCATGGACAGGATGGTTGAACCATTCACAAAAAAGCTGAACTCTGTTTCTGTGGTGCCAAGCGTCAGGCCACAGTAGTCACAGGCCATGGTTGCCAGTTGGTAGGGCAGGCCTATTGCTGAATTGACAGTGCAGGCCTTGTCCAGCTTGATCATGTTGTCATAGGCCTTGATGACAACGCCTGAAGATGTCCATTCAGCTTCATTCACGTTGAACACACCAAGTGGTATGTCTTCATACCTTCTGTTGGCAAGCATCAGGCCATGATATGGTTTGATGACTTTATCCTTCAGACTGTACCGGGGAATGTGCATGTTCTTCATGAAGGTGACATTCAGTTCAGCCATGTACACCTGACCAATCTGAACTTCTTCATTCCCGGAACACTGATGACTGATGCTGAAGGAACCCTTCAGGATGTTTTGGTCAACAAAGGGAATTGTGCCTATCCTTCCGGTCATGCGGGAACGTTGGACAGGCTTTTTCATTGCAAGCAGATAATCTTGTGATACTGCATACATGTCAAAATTCCTCTAACTTGAAGGACACGTCCCACACACCGTTGGTGTCCTTCACCTTCTCTGAAAATTCGATTGGTGACACTTTGAAGTCACGCATCCGCATGATCTTGACCGTGTTCATCCCTTCATGGATGTCATAGGATGACACTTCAATCTGGTCATGTTGGGAAAATTCAGAAAATATCCGCAGCCATTCATCATGGCACCTATACTGGCAGTTGACAGTCAGCTTGCCGTATCTCACAACGTCAAGCTGATCTGTCCCCGCTTCAGTTTCATAGGCGTTTTCAATGACTGTCCTGTTTTCTTCCCACTTTGACCACTGCATGACTTCTGTGGTGTCAAAATACACAGGATAATCTTTCAGCATTTATCTACCCCCTGACAGCAGTGCCTGTCTTTGGTTTGCCCTGACCACTATTTCATCAATCCGTTCCTGTCCGATGTACACAGGGATTATGGTGTCACCGCCCATGCCCTGACCACCGCTGAATGCTTCCCGGATCAGGTCAATCAAGTGCTGATCACCAACCACCACTTCAGAACCGTTGCCGTCACCAAAGCCGTTTGCACCAAAGACTGTTGGCTGTTGGAAGATCATTGCTTCATCGTAGGCCGATTTATACCAGGACACGCTGAAGGTTGGGATAGAAGGTGGATTCAGGCTGAAGGAACCGCTGATGCTGAAGTGTGGCAGCTTGATGTGTGGCAGTGACCACGAAAAATTGAAGATGCCCTTCAACCAGTTAACCACGCCTGACACATGTGACCTGATCCCATTGAACACATTGGTGAACGTTGTCCTGACTGATGTCAGGATGTTGGATGCAGTAGACCTGACATTGGACAGCCCTGTTGACACCGCTGTCCTGATGTTGGTCATGGCTGTTGTGGCATTGGTCTTGATGTTTGACCACGCTGTGGCACACACAGACTTGATGTTGTCCATGGCTGTTCCAATGTTGGTCTTCATATTCCCCCACGCTGTGCTGACATTGGTTTTCAGGTTTTCCAGT